GAGCACCGCACAGTTTCAGCGGAGGTCGTAGGTTCGACTCCTACTGGGATCCGCTATTTTCATTAATTAAAAAAAAAGTAAATCAATGTCAAAAGAAGAAACTCCAGTAACAATAACAATAGATAGAGACGAAAATACTATCATACTTAATGAGAGCTGCAACTTACTGTCATTTATAGACACGGTAACTGAATTGCTTACTCCTGAGGCATTAGCTTCTTACAAGTTGTATTCACCTATGAAAGACTTACAGTCCTTAGTAGATATGGATGCTATTATAGAAAACCTTGAAGAGTCTGTAGACGATTCCAACAATAAATGGGTGTCTGACAGTACAAGAACCGTAATAAATTAATATAGCATGATACTAAGATATTTACCTAGTACTAATAGGTTGTATGTTGCAGAAATGACACTTACAGTAGAGGATTTAACTGATATAGCTAAAGTAATAGCGAGTATAAACCAAGATGATTTAATTGTTGAGTTTGGAATTATGCCCGGAGAAGATATGCTAAACGAAGATAATCATGACTTTGATTTTGATTTAGACTTAAATTCATATCATGATCGATCTAATTGGGATGACTTTTTTTACTATGGTTTACATAAGCAGGATAAAATAGAAGGGGATGAAGATGAGCTTTATGATGACATGTCAAATCCAAATAAAACCAAAGGTTTAAAAATTAAAAAAGATGGCAATAAGAGTAACCGGTAATCCAGAAAAAGATTTTTTTGAGCAGAACCCTGAGATTAAATATATGGATATTGGTCATGAGGTTTTAAAAAAGGAAGGCAAGGTTAAAGCATCTAAAGTAATGTGGGCAATATACCTGTCAGAAGACCCTGAGTCACAATTATACAGAATACCTATTGCTGAAAAAAGAAAAAATATAGAAGACAGATATCTTTCTGAAATAGAAAACTTTGACTGGAATGAGATAGAGTATGCAATACGAATGTACCCTCGGTTCATATTAACAAAAGAACAAGGCATGTACAAGATATGGGGTGACAAGCTAGACGAGCTTACCACTCACTTGAAATCACTGGATATTACATCTGATGATGAAAAAGTCATAAAGATAATGGAAAAGACTGAAAAGATATGGGGCTCTTATGAAAAAGTAAAGACTAAAATGATAGACTCCATAGGTAAGTCACAACTCCACGGTAGCGGAACAGAATCTAAAAGGGAATCTAGATCTTCCCGTCGTAAAAAATAAATCATGACAGAAGTATCACGACACCCTTTAGCTGCTAGACTTTTTCCTGTGTTACACAACATACAGGACTTTATGGTAAAGGAGCACCCTGTATATCATCCTGATTCACATCAGTATGAGGCATACTGGGAGGAACAAGAGATAATATGTCTAGAAGGTAAATGGGGCCATGATTACAACAGTGAAACAAAAGAAGGTGGATGGAGATGGATGCCTGGTAATCTTTACTACTACATAAACATGACAGTCATAGACGATGAAGATGAAGAAGGTAATACTACAGCAGTAATAACCCCTTTGCTAAGGGACATTGAATGGATAGTATTATATGGATGGGCAATATGTAGGGGATTTAGCGGATTCCAAGAAGACGAAGAGTTTACCTGTCATCACATAGTAAAGAAGATAGAAGATAAGGCTACCTTATCACCCAAGGATAAAAAATTAATAAAAAAACAAGAGTATTCCTTTCTTAAGTCAGATGGTACCTATAAAAAATATGTAGACCCTAAAGAGTATTTGTACAATACACACGCTAAGCCTTTAGGTAAAGCATTTCACCTTAACCCTGCAAAAAACTTATTCCTCCTTGCAAGTAGGGGAATAGGTAAGAGTTTTACTTGTGCAAATGCAGTAATAGGACACGAGTTTAACTTTTACGGTAAAAGATACTTTGATGACTCTTACTTGAATGACCCTGCAGGTGTAGAAATATTTGTAGGTTCTGCACTAAGTAGTAAATCTGGGGACCTACTTAAGAAATTTAGCAAGTCACAAGAATATTTAAAAAAGAAATTAGGAGCATGGGGATCTGGAGAAGACTTCGTACCTGGATACTTCTACAATAATACTACAGGTTCATTAAGTGCTAATGCTACTAGTGTATATCGACACAAGTATAAGAAAAAAGAAAATAATGTATGGGGTGAAGCAGGTACAGGTACTAGTATAAAGCACGGGGTATATACTACAGAAAATCCTCAAGCTGCAGTAGGTACTAGACCTACAGTAATGGTAATAGAGGAGGTAGGATTATTAAATAATGTATTACAAGTACAAGGTGCCAATGAGACATGTCAAATTAGACGTACTAAATTTGGTAGCTCTTTTTATATTGGTACAGGTGGAAATATGGAAAAGATTACAGAATCTAAAGTAATCTTTGAAGACCCTGAGGCTTATGGGTTTTTAAGTTATAAGGACATATGGGAAAACAGAAAGAAACCAATAGGCTTGTTTATACCTGCAATATACTGTGATAATGACTTTAAAGATAAAAACGGTAACACTGATATAAACGGTGCACTTGAGCAAGAGATGCTTATAAGATCTGAAAAGATGAAAGCTAGTAGCTCTAGTGCTCTTGATGAATATATGATGGCTAGACCATTAAAGCCTTCAGAGATGTTTATGTCTCCTGGAGGTAATGTGTTTCCTGTATATAAAATAAGAGAAAGAATAATAGAGATAGAAACTAAAGGATTATTTGATTTGCATGCATCGGTAGGAATGCTAGAGTATGTAGACAAAGAAAAAAAAGAAGTTAAATGGGTAGAAGATGTCAAAAGAAAAAAGAAGCCCATACTTGAATTAAACTTAGATAAGTATAAAGGAAGTATTGAGGGCGCCATTGTAATATATGAGCATCCCCCAAATAACATACCTGCAGCATCATATAATAAGTCATTATATAAAGTTGTATACGATCCAGTTAAAGATGACAACGGCGGTACCTCACTTGCATCGATACTGGTACACAAGGGTTTTTCAGCAGCATCTTGGGAGCAGGGAATGCAAGATACAATTGTAGCTGAGTACATAGGGAGATATGACCAAGTTGAAATGATACATGAAATAGCTATAATGATAGCAATTTATTACAACTGTAAGGTGCTACCTGAGACTAATATACCTGATTTTGTACGATATGTAAGAATGAAAAATAAATATCATATACTTCAGCTTAGTCCTTTTGTTGCAATTTCAAAAGCTATACAAAACCCCGGGAAGAAGTATGACGTAGGAGTAACTATGTCAACTAGACTTGGAATTCATTCTGAGCAATTAATTAGACAGCGATTATTAGAAACATGGAAAGTCCTTGAAGATGGCACAAAGCTAACTTACATTGACAAAATATTATCCTTAAGGCTACTATATGAGTTGGCCTCTTATCAAAAAGGTAAGAATGCAGATCATGTATCATCTTATAAGCTATTATGCCTATGGCTTAGTCAAGAGATACTTGCTCCTATTGAGGAAGAGAATAAGAAAGATAAGCATAGAGAGATAGATTCATTCATTAGAGAAAAAAAAGGGATATCCCGAAGAAACTCTACTAATCCGTTTTATGGCTACTAATAATAAAGACCCTAAAGTACCTTTTACAGGCATGTTTAATCAAAGATTAACATGGGCTCAAAAAAAGGCTTATGATTTTAAATGGGCAGAAGATTGGGCAGATTACCTCGATTGTTTTGATGGAGTGTACACTGACTTAGAAAAATATAAGAGGCTAAGCCTCAATTACGATTTATACAATGGCAGAGGTGAAAGTGCAATGAGATCCTTTTCAGGGTCAACCGGCAATATGCACCTTGCAGAAGAAGGATTTGACTTGGGGTTTGAAGATGTACAACATCATGATATACAATCTCAAGTTGCAAAAGGTATGGTAGGTGAGCAAAGAAAAAGGCCACTTAAACCTATTGCTATAGATGGTTCAGGTGCAGCATTAAATCAGAGAAAAAGAAAAGAACTAGAACTTAGACAAGAGTATCTAGAAAGTACAATTATTGCACCCATGCAGCAGCAGATAGTAATGTCATATATGCAAGAGAATGGTATTACTGATGTTCACTCACTAAGTCCTGAAGAGCAGCAGCAAATGAACGCAGATGTAGCTCAAAGAAAAGAAGTAATGACTCCTCCTGAAATTAAAAAATACATGAGGACAAATTATAAGACTGCATCTGAGACTCAAGCTCAAAAGCTTATAGACTACATAATGGTTAACTATAATGTAAAATGGAAGACTGATGAAAACTTTAAGCATGCAATAATAACAGGTGCAGAAGTATACAAGACAGGAGTTTTACATAACGATATACAATTTGAAATAGTAAACTATAAGGGGTTTACATACTCAGCAAGTCCTAATACTCACTTTATAGAAGATGGAGATTGGGCAAAGTATGAGCAAATTAAAAAGATATCAGATATATACAATCAATTTGGTGACCAATTTACATCTGCCCATCTTAAGAAGCTTGACAGTATATTTAAGTCTACAGGTGCAGTTGGCGATGACCCATACGGTGTGCAGTCAAACCTAGTAGATATAATATCAAATGATCCCGGTAACCCTTTGTTTGATCAAGAGTTAGATGTAAGAACAACAAAAGGTCAATCTCAACTAAGAGAAATTTATAATAAGTACGGTGCAGCTAATCAGAATCACACCCAACTTAGACATGTACATATTACATGGAAATCATTGAGAAAACTTAAAAATATACACAGAAAATTAAGTAATGGGAAGATAGAAAGATTCTGGGTTGATGAGTCATATACATACAATGAGATGAAAGGTGATATAAAGCAAGAAGTTGCATATGTACCTGAAGTGTGGGAAACAGATAAGATAGGATATTCAGATGCTATATACTTAAATAAAAGACCAATTCCATATCAATACAGATCTACAAGTAACCCATGGGATGTGAAGTTACCTTATGTTGGAGTAGAGTACAATAGGTTAATGGGTAATACTAAAAATGTAGCACCTATGGATTTAGGTAAACCGTGGCAGTATAAGTTTAATGTACAAATGGCAAGGTTACATGAAATGGAAGCTACCGATGTAGGTAAAGTATTACTTACAAGTGCTAATGCTAAACCTAAAGATTGGACATGGGGTAAGTGGTTTGACATGATAAAGTACGGTAAGATAGCACCTGTAGATTTTCAAGCAGAAGGTATGTCACCTTTAGATGCGCAAGCAATTAGAAGTATTGATTTATCTAATTTACAAGACATGACTGCTAGAGTTAACTATCTAGAATGGTTAAGAACTCAAGTAGCTTTAGCTATGTCATATAACCCTTCAAGGTTAGGTGAAGTATCACCATACACATCTGTAAGTAATAATCAACAGAATATAATTCAATCTGTAAATCAAACAGAAGATATATACAGTACGCACAATATGGTAGTTGAAAACTTATTAAACTCACTACTAGGTTGCGCAAGAATTGCATTTAAAGATAATCCTGTAAAGAAATCATATATGCTTGATGATATGTCAATTGCAGAATTAGACTTAGATTGGGAATTGTTAAATCGATCTGAAATAGGTATAAGGGTTAGGAATTCATCAGATGATTTTAACAATATAGAATCTGTAAAGCAACAAGCTCAAGCCATGGTTCAAAATGGGATGATATCATTCCCGGAGCTTATACGACTTACATGGGCTAAAAATTATGGTGAAGTACTAAACATAGCAGAGGAGGCAGAAGAAAAAGTACAAAAAGAAAGAGAGGAAGCTCAAGCCAACCAGCAGCAAATGATGCAAGAACAACAGAAGATACAAGAGGCATTGGCTAAGCAGCAAATTGATCTTAAGTTATTAATGCAAGAAAGAGATCATATGAATAGTAAAGACGTAGCTATGATATCTAGAGAACAAATGGCGTTGCAGTACGATATAGATAAAAACGGTCTTAACGATGGTATACAGTCTAAACAGATGGAGCTATCATTAAAAGATAAGTTAGAGACAGAGAAAATGCGCATAGAATCAGAAAAAAATAAAGAAGATGCTCGCCTTAAAGGTGTAGAGTTAGGTATAAAAGCTAAGATTGCAAACCAAAAACCTAAAAGAACTTAAATAAAAAACTACACTAAACATAGATAGTGCTAAGTAAAAATTAAATAGTATAAGTAAAAATATAAAAATAGTTAATTTAAATAGTAATAACCTGTAATTTTAAATAATATTTGATATGGAAAAAAGTAATATTCAATCTACACAAGTAGGAGAAACAACACCTGAGGGTGAAGTATTTGCAACATCGTTTACCGGATTCATGAACTCTGGAGAAGATGATAATGTCGAAAGATACGAGGAAGATGATGACTATAGTGAAACAAACATAGATGAAAACCAAGAGGATACTAATACGACTAAGGAAAATGAAGAGGACGCTACAGGCGATAATAAGGATAGTAAAGGTTACAAGGATGATCAAGATGGAGATGAAAAAAATGAAGAGGGTGATCTAGAAGGGGATGATGAAGAAGAGGGTGATCTAGACGAGATGGATGCATACTCTGAGGCGGCAATTATTGCAAAATCATTGCAACAAGAAGGTAGTCTACCTGAGGATTTTAATATTACAGAAGACATGGATTGGTACTCTTTAAAAGAAGGGTTAAAGTCTACGGTGATGAACCAAGGGGTATCTGTAATTGAACAAAGGCTTGAGGAAATGGGCGAAGCTAAGAAATACGTAGAGTATTTAATGCAAGGAGGTAATATTAACCATTTAGCGGCGTCTATGGGTAATGTAAAATATACTCAATTAGATATATCTGATAATGCTGAAAATAAAGAAGAAAATCGTGAAAATATAATCAGAGCGTATTATATGGAAAAGGATCTACCAATTGAGGATATTAATAGGTTAATTGAAGATCTACAAGATTCAGGATCAGATGAATCTAGGGCATTAACAGCTAAGGTCTACTTTAGAGAAAAAGAAGAATTGCAATTAGCACAAGAGCATCAGGCTAGACAACAAAGAGAGCAACAACAGGCTCATTACATAAGAGAAAAAACACAAAAGATAGAAAGTTATATATCTTCTGGTAGAGTAGGAGACTTTGAACTTTCTAACGCTGAACAAGTAGAATTGCACAATGCAATATTTAAACCAACTGAAGTTGTTGAATCTATAGGTCCTGACGGTAAAAAGGTGCGATCTAAAGTAACTAAGATTGCATTACTTGAGCATCAGCTTCAGAATAGTCCTGAAAAGCAAGTAATATTTGCAAAGCTATTAATAAATGGATTTAACGTAGGAGATATAAAGCAACAAGGTGCGTATGAACGGGACGATCAAATACTTAACCAATTGAACAGTAGATCTAGAAAAAGAAAAAGAAAAACACCTATCAATAAAGGGGGTAACTTAACATCTCGACAAGTAGGTGAATATTAATTATACTAATAAAATAAATAAGGAATGAGACCAAACGTAAGTAAATTTAAAATTTACGAGGAGTCAACTAAGCAAAACAAGTATTGGGCTAACTATGCCGATGAAAATATACTTCTTGCTACACACCCTAAGACTAAATCTTGGGTTGACTTGACTGACCCTGTGATGAAGTATGTATCTACAGCATCGCCATCTTTAGCTGACAAAAGAACTCCTTTGACGGATTTTCTTAAAGGTACAAAGCGAACTAAGCAAGTAGATGCTGAATTTGTAAAATGGAAACTAAGAGGTACTGGAGAAGTACAAGCTGTCCAAATGGAAAATATGATGCCTGGGGTTGAATTCCCTGGAGCACATGGAAGTGATGTAATTATAAAGCTAGACGTTGAATGGTATGTAGAAGGAGATATCATTGCTCCAGACATTGCTAAAGAATGTCAAGTAGTAATCCAAGCATTACCTTCTGCTGACGGTTCAGGGTTTGTATATACAACTCAAGTAATCGATAGAGAAGGAGATTCATATTTTCCACCTGAACTCTTAGAGGAAGATATCAAATGGATTAAAATTGGATCAGCTTACGGAGAAGCGTCAAGCGGATATGGATCTACTCAATTTAGCGGGATGTCGTACATTGAGTTCCAATCTGAAATGACTGACTACGGTAAGTCTGTAGAAGTAACAAATAAAGCTCACCAGTTGAACTTGAGAGTTCAGATGTGTGACGATTCAGGTAATGCTGCAGGAGATGAGTATCCTGATCAACTTATATCTTACATTGAAGCTGAATTCTTAGCTCAAGCTAAATGGGAGAAGGAGTTAATGATGTATTACGGGCGAAGCTCTAATAAATCTATTCTTGACGGTACTTCTGGTAAATATAGACGTATCGGACCTGGACTTTTAGAATTTTTAGAGGATGGTAATGTAATTCCATATCCTGTAAACGGAGGATCAATTGACATGTTTGTTGATTTCTTACAAGCTATATGGTTTGATAGAGTATCTCCAGAAAAAAGAAATATTACAGTATACACAGGTCAAGGAGGACTTAAATTGTGGAATGACTGGATTACTGAAAAATACTCAGAATCAGCAACACAGACCTACTTTTCTGACGTAACCAAACCTGGTAAGTCATACGACCCTAAGAACTACGAAGGGGTTAAATATCAATCTAAGTATTTTACAGAGTATAACATCTTCCCATTTGGATCTATCAGAGTAGAGCATTGGCCTATATTAGATTCAACATGGCTTAACGGATCTGTTGTACACCCTGAAACTGGATTGCCATTGAGTTCTTATGAGTTTATCGTATTGGATTACGGAATGGGTAATGGCGGTGGAGAAAACATCGAGTTACTTGAACGTACTGATTCTGAAGTATTTACATATAATTGTGGTACATGGTCACCTGCAGGTCCTATTAACGGACGAACAGGAAGGTCTAACTTCAGTTCTATGGGTACACATAGATCATATGAACTTCTTCATGCTTGCACCTTCGGTTTAAGGATGAAAGACGTTACACTGAGCGCCCACTTCGTACCTTCAGTAACAATCTAAATGTACGAGTATAGCTCTTAATAAGTAGTAAATTAATTTTTAATCTACTATTATATTTGAAATAAATATCGCCAGGTTTTCTTATTGATGCCTGGCGATATCAAATGTTTAAATTAAATAAAATAATATTTTAATCATGGCTAGAATTATAACAATAAAACCAAAACCAAATAGTAAAAAATTCTTTAGTTCAGCAACGCAATATCGTACTACTAAAGACCAAAACGGTGCAGAGAAGAGTACAAGTGCTGGCACATATAAAGGTGAAAGATTTCCCAACTCTAGACAAATGTTTAGACCTAAATGGTCTAGCTCAAAAAGAATGTGGGTAATTAAATCATATGATGGTAACGATGAACCATTAAGTGAATTAGTACCTAAGTGTAAACTTAAGTACGCTAAAAAACACAGAAGAGAGGGTGAGTATATTACAGAGGCTGATATATATGATTTTTCAGATCCTTTTTTTACACATAAGCTTTTAAAGGTGGTAAGTAAAGAAGGGCAGATAACATTGGATAAAGATAGACCTTTTGATAAGATAATACTAAGAGGAATGATGGCGGATCCTGTATTTCAAGCAGGACTAAAAAGTAACGGAATGCTTTCTTCACGGGTTAAATATATAGTTTCTGATAAAGATCAGGATGTAAAATTAAGAAAGCAGGTACGTTCGGTAAAACGAGAAGCGTATAAATTATTTGAAGCTTTAAACTATAAAAAGAAAATTAAAATTGCACTTATAATGAATGTTATTGTAGGTAGTGACATCGATCCTGACATGTTGGATGATGCATTATTTAGAGTAATAGACAATGATAAAGATAAGATAGGTAAGAAAACTAAGCAGCAATTTTTCATAGATACATGCAACAGTACAACAGAGGAAATTGATTTTGAACATATGCTCGTATTAGCTAAAAGAGGGGCACACTTACGTAAGCGTAAAAATGGATTTGAATTATTTGGATCTTTTGTAGGAAAGGATATGAATATTGTAAGAGCATACTTAAAGTCTGAAGAAAATCAAGATGCATATATGAGGTTAATTCAGGTACTAGACGAGTCAACACCTGTTACACCTAAACCGTCTAAAAGTAAAAAGCAATCTAAAGACAGCTAAGTTTAAAATATGAGTATAAAAGCCATAAAGCTTCACTATGAAGTAAAGCGAAAGTTAAATAGAATTAATACTAGTTACAGTAGTAACTTAAGTGTTGTCGATTTAGATTCCGCATTAAATGAAGCTAAAGATATAGTCTACGAAAACTATGCTGCCATATTAGAAAAAAATACAACCATTAGAAACCACATGAGGGAGTTAGAGGTTAAAGGTAAAACCCTACTTCCGGTTGCTAAATTTGAGCATTATTCAGCGTATAGAATACCAATTGACTGTTACAGGTTAATGAGACAAGTGGTAGTTGCAACTAGAAAATCGTGCGATCCGAGATCTCTTATCGTAAGAATGAGGCAAACAGATGATGTTTCAGAGATTTTAGTGGATCCATATAGAAAACCATCTTTTGACTACGAAGAGACTATAGCAGATGAAGCTGGCTCAGATGTAATAGTGTACAAAGATTCAAGCTTTGATCTAGGTGAGTTAACTATAGACTACTTAAAAAGACTACCTGACGTAGCAGCTCCTTCACTGACTAAAACGGGGAGCTATGTAAACTCAGAAGGAGACACATTGACTGAAGATAGGGATTTGATTATAAGTAGTACTAATCTATGGAGAAAGATTGTAGATGTAGCTACTTTAATAATACAAAGAGACGTATCAGATATACAAGGGTTTCAAAGTCAAATAAACAAGATTTTATCCATGGATAAGATATATACACAATAGAGTAAAGTTCCAGTATATCTAGAACACCTGGCAAAAGAGTCAGGTCTATCTAGGGGAATTATAATACTGGTTATTTCATATAACTAAAAAATTTTAAAAAATGTCTAGAAAAGTTCGTGAGAACATTATAGCATCTGACGGCGATTACGCTGTATTTGCTACAGGTCAGTCAATTTATGCTGATAACGAAACACTTGAAGTATTGCCGGGTCAACTGGTTTTTTTTGATCCTAGAACGCAGATATCTGTAGCATCTACTACTGTTGCTGACAATCCTGATATTGTTATTGCAGTAGGTGTTGACACTACAGGAGATGGTAGTTCTGATTCATTGCGAAAATGCTTCGGTGATAAACTTTACGGTAATTACATTAGTACTGTAACTGCTGAACCACCAAGATCTGGAGTAGCTCAAATTAGAGATATACTATTTACAGGCGCAGAAAATGATACAACGTATTCTGTAAACATTACAGTAGAAGACGATAGAACTCAGAATCAAAACGATTATAAAAGGAAAGCAATCTATACGTTCTCTACAACTACACAAGCATCAGGTACTACTGAAGCTGATGTAGCATGTGGGTTGATTGATGCAATCAATAATAACATCGTAGGTAATGCGGCTAGAACTTCTGTATTTAACAAGTTAGCTAAGCGTAAACCAAATCTTCCATTTAAAGCTGTAAGATTATTTGATAACACTTTTAATTTTTGCTTGGCTAGTTTAGCAGGGAGTTGTGATACTTGTTTAGAAATTGAAGGTATTACGGGAATGTTTGCAAACACTGCAGCTACTGTATTTACAAATACAACGTTGCCTGGTGACACTAGTAAGTCACGAAAAGCTCAATTAAAGCGTATCGTTAACTTAATCAATGCGACACTCGATGGTAACGGTAGTGCTGTTATTACTGGTGGAGTTGGTGAATGTGTAGAACTTCAACTACAAGTAAATACTTGTTATTCAGATTTTAAATTACACAATGCTTCAGGTGATATTACACCTTGTGCTACATCTAATCCTTTTGACCCTGTTACATTAGCTCTTAATTGTAAGAATTGTGGAATAGCTTCTCAAAGTGTGACTTACGGTGGAGGTATTAGACTTATAGCTAACCAAGTAGAAATTACTTGCGGAGTTGGTGGTATGCCACCTAACCCACCTAAAGGTTACTTCGGTAGACAGCTTGATGTATTCCCAGTTGCAGGATTTGCTAAAGGTTCAACTTATGTTCGAGATGCACAAAAAGGTAGACTTCCTGAAAATTTAGGATACTTATGGCAATGGAGAGATTACGCTAGTGATAATGGCGGATCCGGAAGAGGGCATGACCAATTTGCTTCAGGTAACTATGGTCCGTTAAATCTACCTTTAAGTAGATCCAGGTCTGGTGCAGCAAATAAAGTTGTATGTAATAAAACTTACTGCTCTTATGTAATTGAGCATGGTTT